GATTGTGCGGTCTCCGCTGGTAAGCGCCCGCGGAAAAACAACAGCCTCATCTCCGCTTCTTTTAAGCTTGTAAGTATATGCTTTGCGGAGCTCTCCAGTTCTAACATGTAAATCGCTCTGAATAATTGCTGCCCGTACCTTGCCTGCAGTAGCTCTTGCAACTACTCGCAGAGTAGCACGCTGTATAGATTTTAAGCTTTTAGAAGTCTCTGAGAGTGCTTCCTGAACTGCAGAGACATCGACCTCAGTTGCTAGAATCTGATTCATTGCTTATAATCCCCTGTACATTCCGGCCCCATGCTTCCCACAACTTGATAATTTCATCCTGTTTAGCAATTACCTTCGCCATATCCTTAACGCTTGCAACCGGCTTAAATTCCACATGCTCCGGCATCGGCGGAAGTGTGAATTCCTTTTTCTCCGGGATGCTTTTACAGCCCGGAATGAGTAGGAGCAATAATGCTATTAACAATCTCAAATATTTCCTCATCTGTTTTTGCCTCCGCAATTTCTTCCAGCTTTTCCCCTGATGCAATTTTTATTTTTGCGATCTCTTCCTGATGCTTTACCAGGAAAACAATGTTTCTCTGGGCCTCGCGATATGAGGCTTCGAGGTCTTTTTTCCGCTGATTCAGTTTTTTAATCTGCTTATGTTCCACATAGACAATAACGGCAAGAGTTACAATGATGGCAAGCATTACCAGAATAATAGTTAATGTATTCATCATGACTCCTTCCTGAACTTATCAAGCATAATATTAAAGTCGATAGTTCCGGCACCGAGCCCATAAACAACCGCCCACATAAGACAGATTTCTCCAGTTTCTGCAGCAATCCATCCGAGCCATTTTGCAACATGACAGAGAATAATTCCCAGTACCGAAATAACCTTGAAAATCTTGCTCATGTTCTTAGCGCTGGAGAGTTTATTCTCGCTTACTTCTGTTTTTTCTTCTTCCATTGTGTTATTCCTCCGATTAAGAAAGTCAGAAAATAAAAAGCCCCCCGCGGATGCAGAGGGCTTTTAAGAGCAAAACAAAATATTATTAAATGTTATTTTTTTGCAAGCTTTTTCTGTTCGCCTTCTGGAATAAAGCGGGCACAAACACCGAGCACGGCACCGCCGATGATTGTAACTGATCCAGCCCAGGCTGTTGCAGCTTTGGCATCCATTTTTCCAGTAACTCCCAGATATGCAAAAATGCCATCTGCAATAACTTCGATTCCTGTCACAATTGCAGTAATCAAATCAAAAACATTCTTTGTCATGTTTTCTCATCCTCCTATTTTAATTTTAAAAGCCGCGCCGAAACTGGCCGGCCTTTTTCCACACATTGAGAAGATTCAAGCGGATTGAATCCTATCATTCCTCTAACTACGCCTACCCAGTGGCTTTTCCCTTTGTAGTCGTAGCGGACCGGAGTCCGGTCTTTAAGTCCATAAAGGCTTTTTATATCCTTGAATTCTACAGCCATTTCTCTGCCGGTAAGGAAGCGGCAAGCTTCCGCCCAGTGTACAGTGCAATCCTTCTCGATAACTCCGGCATTCATCATGTCATTAACCAGGAGAATTGCCTGTAAATCATCCGGCTCTATTCCAAGGCACCAGAGCAGCACAAAAGCGCAGCATCCATATTTATTAATTGTTTCCAGCCTCTCTGGAGTAAGATTTGTTTTTATTTCATAACATACAGATTGCGGATGTTTCATTTAAGCCCCACTTTCAGAAGGATAAAAGCAACAACTCCCGAAACAATAGCCGAGACCAGAGGCGAGAGCCAGCGGTCAATGTTTTTTCTGTTACTGTCTTTCATTTCCTTTATGGCCTGCTCCAGATTTTTGATTCTCTGTTCCTGCTCTGCAGTCTGAAGCAGTAAATCTGCAACTTTATCAAGCTTCTTTTCCACCTGATCCAGTTTCTTTTCTACCTGTTCCATACGATATTCGAGAACACTCTCACTCTTTTTGTCTTCCATCAGAGCCTCCCTAGAATACCCGCTTAAACTGCGCTATCTGTTTTAAGAAGCGATCTGCTGTAAAGTTATTGAACACTCGGCTTCCTGTATCTGCAAAGCTCGTAGAACTTACAGCAAGATTTCCGCCCCCACTTTCCCATATCAGCGATGCAACCTGCAGCGCTGTAGTTTTTATTATCTCCGGAACTGTGGCAAATCCGGCTGTAAAAGTGATAGTATAGCGGCTGCCTTTTGCGAAAACAGAGCCATCCTTAAAACAGATATAATTCTCGTTTTCAACTTCAAGCTGGCTCGCATCTGCTTCCGCTCCATCAATAGAAAATGCCGTAATTTGCGTTATAGGCATGGCACAAAGCGCCGCAAGCGCTCCGCCATCGCCTTTGATTGTTTGTGAATAGGTCTGACTCTGCGGATCATAGCCCAGATATTCCTTAACAGCTTCCATTGCAGAATTGCAGTAAGATGCCGGACCAGTGTCGCTAGATTCGACCTGTTTATTCATGAAATTACAAAGCTCTGTGCTTGTTATAAAATTCATGTTTACTCCTTTACAATTTCACCAGCGCCGCACTTTTCAAGCTCGTTTGCAATATGAAGAGCAATTTCTCCCACTTCGCCCTGATAATAAGTGCCCCATTCAGCGCAAACAGTTCTCTTAAAGCGCATTTTTACTGTCTTAAAATGGTCGCCGGCTTCAACAACCGGAGCCTTTTTTTCAGCTTTTGCCGGAACTTCTTCGGCCTTTGTGATTTCTGCAGCCTTTGGCTCTTCCTTAACAATTTCCTCTGCTTTTGCAGTTGTTTTCTTTGATGACATGTTCAATCCTCCTTTTAATGTCTTTTTCTGCCATAATCGTTATTCTGGACCATTCCATCCCATTCCATTTTTACACCCTGGCCAGCAAGGAAGCCCACAACGAAAGCAAGGGAAGGGCGCTCATGTATGTATTCGGGAGTAGAGTCCATAGGCGCACCGATGATGCTGATATGCTTACACCCCAGCATCCATGCATAAATTGCAAGGGCGCTGATGGAATTATTAATCGGAAGGCCCTGATTATATACTTCATCAGGAAGCTCATAAAAAACATTTTCATGCTGTACTGGAATATTGTGCAGCTCAAAATATTTATCAGCTCCCTCGCGCTCATCAGTTCCAAGCAACCAGAATTCCGCATCGCCTTTTCTTAAAGCTTCAACCGGAATCCCTCTGTTTGCTTTTCCGCAAATAATAACATCCTTCATATAAAAAAAGTCAGTTAAAAAGAAAACCCTCGGCGGAGGACCGAGGGTAAACTTAACATCAATGGCAGAAGCAAGTTTATTTCAAGCCGGATTTTTCAATCCGGCATTGAACTACAAGCTTGTAGTACCTGTAGAAGTTGTATTGCTTACCTTAAGGCGGGCAAAAGCTTCTCCAAGTGTAGGCATACCATCTGCGAGAGTGTGTGCGATGTAGCCGATCTGATTCTTCTGAGCGAAGAGTTCAGCAAGCACCTGCACTTCAACTCCCTTCCAGTATGCGAACTTGTAATAGTTGCGGAAGTCTCCAAGTACGATGACATAAGAGCCGGCAACTTTTGTATTTGGAGCAAAAGCGCTCTCAATTACTGGCATACCGAGGATTGTATCAGGCTCGCCATCGCGGAGGCCTGGGCGCCAGATGTACTGGCCATCCTGATCCTTGAAAAGCATGATATCTTTCAAGATATCTGTATGCATTACCCATACAGCATTGCGGCGATAAGCCGGTTTGAGCTTCATCTTCATTTTGATGAGGTCGTCTGCTGTCATGATAACGCCAGATGCAACTGTTGAGCCTGAGCGTGTTGATTCAACATCGCGAGCAGTTGGAACACCGTCATTCGATGCATAGAATACACCGAGAGGCTTTCCGCTTCCGTTTCCTGTAAGGATTCCAGCCTCGAAAGCTGAGAAAATCTTTTCACGGAGCTTGCGGGCAACAAGAGTCTCAACCGGAATACCAGAAGAAGCAATCATCTTCTTTGAAACCTTGATGAGCTTTACAAGGTCATTAGGCTTCAGCTCGCGCTTGCCGTATGCAAGGCTTGAATCTGCAGAGATTGGATCAGATGGAACTTCGTTTGTCCATGCTGCATCTGATGCATCTGTTGACTCGTAAGGAAGACCAAGAGAGCCGCCTCCTTCAACAGGAATCTTTTCGATTGCATCATAGATAGGATATTCATTTGCAGCGCCTTCGATAACTTCAGCAACAAACTGCTGAGGAGCGAGGGCATATCCTGAGCCAGGGCTTCCAGATGTTCCGAGTGAAAGGTCGCGCTTTTCTCCCAGAAGAAGGCTGCGGAATTCATCATTTTCAGGATTGCTGCGGCTTTCGTCGTTCTTTGGCTGTGGAAGATTTGTGTCGAAGCCATTAAGGAAAGCTTCTCTTTCTTCAGCCTGAATCTCAGCAGAAAGCTGGCGCAATTCTGCTTCCTTTTCACCGTAGAGCTTCTGCTCTTCGTCGTTAAAGCCTCTTGATTCTGCCTTAACTTTTTCATTCATTTCGCGCATTTCAGCGATAAGCTGTGCGCGGCGTGCTTTCTTATCCATAAAGCAACTCCTTTAATTAACAATTTTCAAGCAAGTTAAGCTCGCGCTCTCTTGCTTCAGCTGCAAGAACTGCCTGGCGTTTCTCTTCTTCCTTCTTTTCAGCTTCAAGTCGCTCCGCTTTGAGCTTCTCGATCAATCCGTCAGAGAAGCTTCGCGCTGAAATAGAAGTGTGGTCATCTGCTGGGATAGAGACAACAGAAACATCATACAACTTGCGGATTTTGGTTATAGTGCGTAATATTACGCGCTTTTCTCCCTCTGTGAATTCTTCTGTCTTATCATCTTCAACAGTAAAGCGATAAGACATTTTTGTCAGATAGCCGCCTTCAATTTCTTCATGGATTTTGCGGCCTTCTTCAGTTCCTCCCAGGTATGCATCTACATGCAAACCCTTCTGCTCGATTGAGAGCTTAAGAGTTCCGTTTGACTGGCGGGCAAAAACGCGGCCCTCATGATTCAGATTGAAAATAACATCGCTCATGTCAGCAGCATCGAAGGCATGAGAATCAACCTGCTCGCGAACTTCCCACTCCTGGCCGCCCCATTTATCGCGATAGAGCACAAACGGCTGATTAAACATTGTGGAATAACCCGAAACTCTATATTCCGGATTCTCTGCGCCATTCGCAACAGCACGGAGCTCCATGCTTCTATACTGCTGGCCGGCCTGAATTCTTTTAATGTATTTCTCTACATCCATTTTTTCTAATCCTCCTTAAGATTGTCAGATGTACTGCCAGCATCAGCTGGATTTTGTGCGGCGATTTTGTCAACTGTGGAGAGATTAACCGGCATGAAGTGCTGATCTCCCCATTCTTCCTTGACTTTTGGCAGATTCTCGCGCTCGAAAATCTGATTAGGAGTATAAACTCCATTTGTAAGGCCTTTTGTATACATTTCCATACGGCTTTTGTAGTCTGCCCGGAGCATTGTATCTGTATCAAATTCTACATAGTGATCATTCTGGAAAGGATAAGTTAAAAGCCGGTCCAGATACTGCTGTAATCGTACAACCCACGGGCTCAAAGTATGTTGTAAAAAGAAAGTATTTGCCTGCTCCTGATTTGCAAACTTAGAATCATCTTTTCCCAGCATGTAAAGCGGAACACGGTAGATTTTCGCAACTTCACGTTCTGAATAAGTGCGGTTTTCAGTAAGCTGTGCATCTGCATTTGTTGCAAGATTCAGAGGGCTTGCTTTCATTCCATTTGCAATAATAAATGGATCGTTTGCATGCTCTCTTCCGCCGTATGCAGACATAATGCGCTCTTTAAGCTTCTGAGCATCTTCTTTTGTAAATTTTTTCTCTTCTGCTGGAACTTCAACCAGGAGCTTTGAATGTATTCCACCATCAAAGCTATCATTTGTGTATTCATCAAGATTTAAGCCGAGGCGGGCTGCATGGTCAGCATAAGCAAGCGGAGACATTCCCCTTATAGTCTTATATCTATAAGCCGGAATATGCAGCAAATAATCAGGCGAATATTTATATATTTGTCCTTTATAGTAATACTCATAATAAACATCGCCATTATCATCAAACTTGATAACAACAGACTCTGGAGGCAAGGGAGTCAAACTTTTTGGCGACCCGTTAGGATTTCGACCTACAAATATAAAAGCATTACCATCAAGCAATAAATCCGTCATAACGGTATTCTTAAAAGTAAATGGCGCATCGAAATAATTAGGTCGTTTTCGCAATAAGTAAGAAAGGTTAGGGCGGTCATCACGCTCGCGCCCGTTGTCGGTCCTTTTGTAAACATTACAACTCATTTGAGCAATGGAATCAGCAATAAGCATGACACAAGCCGAGACAGTTGTATTCTGCATCAGCTGCTCTCTTGTCATATTTGGTCCATAAAGCAGACTTCCGGCACTTCGCGAGATAACCGGCAGCTGAGTATCTTTTTTTATACCGCCGGAAGCCCGACGGATTTCTAATCCTAGGATTTTCATATTAAAAAAAGTCAGTTAAGAAAAAAAATGCCGCAGATTGTTAACAACAACCTGCGGCGCAACAGTATATTTTGCCAGGAGATTTGTGTCTGACATAAAAACAGTCATATATTAAAAAACGTAATCCTCAACCGAAACAGCCGCCTGCTTTTCTTCATCAGCG